CCAGATTTTCTGACTGACCAACAGAAAAGGAGATGTTGTCCTTTCCAATTATGGAAGAATGACAAAGCCGGACGCAATTTACTACGGTAAGTATTGCTATCACGGTGAATAAAAATGACTTACAAGGAACAAATGTGTGATGCGAACAATTTGTATAGGGCTTATATTGCATCTATGCGAAGTAGCAAATGGAAAGAAACAACGCACAAATATCAGATGAACTATTTAAGGAACATCACATATCTTCAAGAAAAGCTTGACAACCAGACGCTTCAAAATGGAGCTTATAGAGAGTTCTATTTATCAGAGAGAGGAAAAATCCGTGCAATTACAAGTATTGGAATTGATGACAGAGTGGTACGGCATGTATTATGTGATCAAATTTTTCTTCCAATAGTTAGAAATAAAATTATTTATGATAATTGTGCTTCATTAAAAGATCGCGGTTTGTCTATGCAGCGGAAACGATTTGAAGTGCATCTTCGCAGATTTTATAAGAAGTATAGAAACGACGGATGGATTTTGTTTGGTGATTTTTCAAAGTTTTACGATAATATATGGCACGAAACTGCAAAGAACGATTTTGTGGCTTTAGTAGAAAATGATGAATATATTCTATGACTGCTAGATTTAATTTTTGATGTTTTCAAAATTGACGTGTCTTATATGTCAGATAAAGAATATGCAACGTGTTATACGGATATTTTTGATAAAAATAAGTACAGAAAAATATCAGATGAACTAAAAACAGGTTCTAAATGGATAGATAAATCTTTAAATATTGGAGATCAATTATCTCAAGTAATCGGTATTTATTATGTTAACCCGATTGATACATATGTGAAATATGTAAAACAGCAAAAGTATTATGGTAGATATTGCGATGACTGGTATATCATAAGCCATGATAAAGAAGAATTGATAATGTTGCTGGACAGCATTAAACAGATTGCTGAGCAACGTGGAATCCATATTAATTACAAGAAAACGAAGATAGTTAAGATGTCCAATTCTTTCAAGTTCCTACAAATTCGCTATACCGTAACACAGGATGGTAAGGTTCTAAAGAAAATCAATCCAAAACGAGTAACAGCAATGCGGAGAAAACTTAAAAAATTAGCTAATAAGGTAAAAGATAGAACAGTCGCTTATGAAAATATTGAAAATATGTTTAATGGGTGGATGTGCAATCACTATAAATTATTATCTAAGCAACAAAGGAAGAATTTGATTTCTTTATACGAAGAACTATTCAAAGTAAAAATAACAATTATCAAAAAGAAAATGTATTTCACAAAGGAGATAGATCATTGAGCGAACTATTAACCGAAACTTATATGGCAGCATTGCCAATCGTGCTTACAGCTTTAATGGGCTATATCGTGTGGCTATTAAAAACTCAAAAATCAGATAGAGATGCAAATAGCAGGGGAACTATGCTTCTTCTTCGTGTAGAGTTAATAGAATATCATGATAAATATATAGCATTGGGAGAAATACCATCTTACGCGTATCAAAACTTTATGGAAATGTATGACGCATATCATGCGCTTGGTGGTAATGGAATGATCACAAAAATGAAAAATGAAATTGAGGAGCTTCATTTGAAGCAGAAGGAGAGATTATGAACGATTTAAGTTTTTTAAGTACATATACAATTCCAGTCATTGTCATTATTTGCTTATGTGTTGGTTTTGTAATAAAAAAATGGATCAAAGATGTTGACAATAAGTACATTCCAACTATATGTTCAATTCTTGGAATTATTTTGGCGATTTGGATAAATGGCTGGCGAATTACACCAGAAAGCATTTCATGCGGACTTGTCAGCGGACTGGCAAGTACTGGATGTCATCAATTATTAAAGCAGTTATTGGATGGCAAAGGACTTGATCAAATATTAAAGAAATTGATTGATAACTCAGATCAGAAATAGAATATCGGAGGGAAATGCTTTGAGCTACAATGTTTCAGGAACCACCATTACATTAACCAGAGGAGACACTTTTATGGCTCAGGTTTCAATTACTGATGCAGATGGAAATGCTTATAATCCAGTTGAAGGGGATGCAATACGTTTCGCAATGAAAAAGCAGTATACCGATCCAGAGCCTTTGCTTATTA